CCAGCCTTTATATGGCAGCGAGTGGGAAGTAGAACACACTGTCCAAAACATGGAGCAATCTGTGGCAGAAGCTAACGTTAGATCAAAGCGTGATGGGTTGCTGCAACAGACAGACTGGATGGCTTTGTCCGATGTTACTATGTCCGACACAATTACAGCATATCGACAAGCGCTGCGTGACATTCCAGACCAAGCTGGCTTCCCCTTCAGCGTCACTTGGCCCATTAAGGAGTAACACATGCTAGGTTTCAGCCCCTTAGCGTCTGCCCCGTTAGCCGACACAGGGGCTGTCACGGCAGATGCAGCGTTTGGCCTCGATGACATTGTTGCTGGCGCTCCCACGGTTGCCGCGTCAACAATCAGTCAGGCGCACGTTCTAACGTCATCCGACATCACTGCCGGTACGCCGACAGTAGGAACGCCAAGCGTTTCGTCGGATCAAGCGCTAACAAGCACCGACATCACGGCTGGCACACCCACGGTTGCTGCGTCAACAATTAGCCAAGCGCACTCAATTACGCTGGCTGATATTACGTCTGGCATTCCAGTTGTGGGCGCTCCAACGATTGGCGCTGACACGCAGCTTACTGCCGACGATATTACGGCTGGTGCGCCTACGGTCGGCGATGTCACGCTTATACCGAATGAGCAGCTAACGGCTGACGATATTACGTCTGGCACCCCGACTATCGCTGCCTCAACGATAACGCAAATCATCAGCTTAACGGCTGACAGCATCACGGCTGGCGCTCCTACTATCGGCGCCCCAAGCATTACGCAGAGCCAAGCGCTGACAGCATCTGACATCGTGACCGCTGCGCCGGTTGTCGGCCCAGCGCGGTTTAAGTGGCAAGTCGAAACTGTGCCAGCGGCGGTCTGGACTGAGCAGGAAGCAGCATAGTGTTTGTTGGCAAAATAATATATAGTGCAAAAAAGCGCGAGGCGATTAGATGACGATTAGCATAACCAAACCCACCGTTGGCGGCAGCGAGAATACTTGGGGAGCCACGGTCAACACGGCGCTCGATGACGTTGTTGACGTTCTCAACGGGAATACCGCAAGCACCCCAGATTTGACTGCTGGATCATGGAAGGTTGGCGGCACGGCTGTTACTTCAAATGCGGCAGATTTAAACATTTTATCTGGCGCAGCGGCGGCTGGCGTCACAAGCACTGAGGTTGGTTATTTAGACGGTGTTACCAGCAACATCCAGACACAGTTAAACAATATTTCTGCTGTACCCACGGGCGCTATTATCCTTTGGAGCGGCTCTACGGCAAGTATCCCAAGTGGTTGGGTCTTGTGTAACGGTAGCAATTCAACGCCAGACCTAAGAGACAGATTTGTTGTTGGAGCAGGTAGCACCTACGCCGTAGACGCCACAGGTGGTTCATCCACTGTATCACTCACTCAGGCAAATCTTCCAAGCCACACACATGGTGTGGGAACCATCGCCACGAGCAGTTCTGGATCGCATTCTCACAACTTTAACGTCACCGTTAAGCAGTCTGGCGGCTCTGGAGGCACTGCGTTTGACAACAAACTTTCTCGGAATGAAGGATCATCATCTGAAGTTACGATTGGCAGTGCAGGAGCGCATACGCACACAATGAGCGGAAGTACGGCTGCAACTGGTGGTGGAACGGCGCACGAGAACAGGCCACCATACTATGCACTAGCCTACATCATGAAGACATAACGCATGACCCTCGTTCCCCTCGACATCCCCGCCGGATTTTATAGAAACGGAACTGACCTTGAGCAGTCTGGCCGCTGGCGCGATGGCAGCTTGGTCAGATGGCGCGATAACAGCTTGCGCCCAATCGGTGGGTGGCAGGAGCGCAAAGCGTCATTCAGCACAAACCCTGTGCGCGGAATGCACACTTGGGAGTCAAACACCGGCACGGCTTATTTGGCTGGCGGTTCATATAGCGAGCTGAAAGCCATGACGGGCAACGGAACCGTGTATGACATGGCGCCACCCGAGCTGGCGACGGGCCGTGAAGACGCGGAGGTTGAGACGGGATACGGTTACGGTTTCTATGGCGATGGTTTCTATGGAACGCCGATCCAGCAAAATGCCAACGCCGTTCCAGAAGAGGCCACGCAATGGAATATAGACAATTGGGGCGAATATCTTGTTGCGTCAAACAGAGATGACGGACGTCTGTTAGAGTGGCAGCTAGACCCAGCAGTTAAGGCAGCACCAATCGCAAATGCCCCTACCGGAAATCTTGGCTTAGTCGTAACAGAAGAGCGTTTTATTTTTGCCTTGGGCAGTGGCAGCAACCCGCGTAAAATCTCATGGTGTGACCGTGAAAACAACACAGTCTGGACGCCAGCAGCTACAAATGAGGCTGGTGACATTGAGCTTGCCGACAGCGGCCAGATCATGCAGGGCGTTAGGACGCGAGGCCAGACGCTTATCTTGACGGATACGTCAGCCCATACAGCGCGATACCTTGGCCCGCCTTATGTGTATGGCTTTGAGCGCGTTGGAACATCGTGTGGGGCTATATCTCGCAAGGCTGCGTCTGACGTTGATATGGGCGTATTTTGGATGGGCCAGCGCGGCTTCTTCAGGTTTGATGGCAACAGCGTTCAAGAAATACCCTGCGATGTCTTCGACTATGTGTTTGGTGACTTTAATCCAGCGCAGCAATCAAAAGTCTGGTCATTCGCAAATGGTCAGTATGGCGAGGTGTGGTGGTTTTATTGCAGCGAAAATTCGACTGAAATAGATCGCTATGTTGCTTACGACTACAAGGAAGGCCATTGGCTAATTGGCAACTTGTCTCGCACCGCTGGCGTTCAGCGCGGGGTTTTCCGCTATCCATTTATGGCGGGTCACAACGCAGACAGCGACATCTATGAGCATGAGGTTGGGCTGAACGTAGACAGCTCATCAATCTTTGCCGAAAGCGGGCCAATATCTATTGGTTCGGGAGATCAGGTTGCGCGCGTCACTGAGCTTATCCCTGATGAAAAAACGCAAGGTGATGTAAACGTTACATTTAAGACAAGGCTTTACCCAAATGGTGCGGAAACAAGTCACGGGCCATTCACAACTGCAAACCCAACGTCAGTAAGGTTTACTGGTCGGCAAGTTCGTATGCGGGTTGATGGAGCGATCCTGTCTGACTTTAGAGTCGGCAACATGCGAATTGATATGAAGGCTGGGGGCCGTAGGTAATGCCGGTTCCAGTATTACCCCCCATTGGCCCAGACTTGCGCCAGTGGGGGCGTCAGCTAACAATATACTTGCAGCAAAACCTAGCAAAGCTTGGATTTAAAACGTCAGACGATAATCCGTCTGAGAACGGCGTAATTTTATGGGATAACGTAAACGGATACCCTGTCGTGTCGAAGAATGGCGAGTTCAGACAGATCGTGCTGGAAGATGGTCACGCTGACTTTATGAAAACGGCTGATGTCGTGCCGGTAGCAGCAAACACAGCGTATAAGCTGACTTACGATGCTCCCACCGGCAACGACGGAATAACACAGGGAACGCCAGCTTCAAGGATTGTTTTTGAAGAGGCTGGCCAATACGTCATATCGTTTTCCGCGCAAATATCATCGACATCAGCCAGCACGGTTCACTTTTACTTCTGGCCCAGCGTGAATGGCGTCAACGTGGCAGACAGCGCAATGACAACCGCGCTACACCAGAACAACGCCACGCTGGTCACATCGCGCACACAGATATTCACTGTTGCGGCAAATGACTACTTAGAAGTGAATTACATGATTGACAGCACAAGTGGCTTTCTGAATTACACCGCAGCGTCTTCGCCGGTGCCAGCAATCCCAGCGTCAACTTTAGCAATCACGAGGCTTCATGGATAAAGAACTTGAAAGATGCCGTGATTGGATTGAGGCCGCGCTGGAATACTCAGGCGGTACGCATGACTTTATCGACGTTGCTGAGGGTATATACAAAGGTAGCATGCAGCTCTGGCCAACGCCGAGGGGGTGTATAGTCACTGAAATCGTGGTATATCCTAAGAAGAAGGTTTTAAACGTGTTTCTTGGCGGCGGTGAATTGGGTCAGATTTTAGATATGCATGAAGATGTGATAACATGGGCAAAATCTCAAGGATGCTCTGCATTGACTATGACAGGCCGGTTCGGCTGGAAGAAACCATTGAAGGCGCATGGATGGGTTCCATTGCACGCCTCATACTTGAAGGAGTTTGAATAATGTCAGGCGGCAAGGGCGGCACACAGACGTCACAAATCACAATCCCAGATTACATTGAGGAAGCGGCACGCCGCAACTTGGCTAAGGCAG